CGTTGCCCCAGAAGCGGCCATCGGCTGCGACCCAGCCAGTGAGGGTCTGAATGCTGGCGGCTTCGGGGGATTCGTACATCACGACTTTTTCTTCAGACATGACTTCGTCCTTGCCGCTATAGCGGCTGACTTTGAAGGGGGAGGGTGTTACTGCTGGTTTGTGTGCCTGGCGTACTGACGTGCAGCCTGCATTTCCGCATCGGTGGCCTTGCGCCCTGATACCCACATGCCGTTCGAATCCTTCCGAAACGTCCAGCCGTAGTGTCCGTTGTTCTCGTCGATCATGATTGCGTACTCGCCGCCGCGGGCTGCGATCATGCCCTTGATGGGAGCAGCTTCTGCGTCTTGCGACATGCTGACGACCAAGCCATCAAAAAACTGCTCGATCTTCTGTCGGATCCGGTAGGGAAGCCGTGGGCTTGCCTCGTTGTAGGCTTCACGAAGCAGTTCTTTGGATTGTCCGAGCTCATCAATCCGCTGATCCGCTGCGTTCAGGCGCTGCTGCAGGGCGTCACGCTCGGCAGTGACCCGGTCGAGCTCATTGCTGGCGACGAATTTCACTGACGTGTGACCGCATTCGCAGGGCTGCCAAACGTCATCCTGGCACCACTCGCGCCCGTCGCCCTGCTCTTGGCAGGCCGGGCCGAGGTAAATCACTTTGAGTTCGCTCACTTCGAATGCCCCTTTCAATTGTCGGTACCGGTGTAGGTGCGCCAAGGCACCTTCACGCCGTTTACGAGGAATCCCCAAGTCCCTTTGTAGGGGCTGGTGATGAACAGGGTAAATGCGCCGCCTTCGGTCACGCTGTCGATCCGGTGGTATTCGCCATATCTCAGCTGAGCTGTTTCGCCTGGTCGCCGGTCGATGTACTCGGTGGCTTGGGCGTTGGCCGGCACGTTCAGCCCTGACAACACTGGGTCTTCATGGTCGAGCAGGCGCTGCTCTGTATAACCGCCGCGCAAAATGATCGTGCGGGCGTTCCATGGGTGGTCGTGAAGATCGCGGTCGTTGTCCTCGCGCTTGATGTGGTGGATGCGTATCGACCATGGAATCAGGCTAATGCGGCGCACACCGGTCACCTGATCGTATGGGTTGAACAGCCACCAGCGGCCCATGTACATCTCGGTGCCGTCGGCTGACATGATGTGCTGGTACGGGGTGAGCTTGGCGCGGGCGATGAGCCAGTCGGCGATCGCTGGGCGCGCGAGTACCTTGGCTATGATTCGCCAGAAGATTTTCAGCATGGAGGCGTCCTATGCCGGGGCATGCCCGGGCGGTGTAGTGATAAGATCTAATGAATTGAGCCAGATAGTTGTTTCGAGGGCTGTCGGTTTTCGAGGCACCTACACATTCAGAGTGAAATGCATGGAAACGCATAACCAAGTTAAAGAAATACTCGCAAACCCTATTTTCATAATCAGTGATGATTCGGCTTTGAAAATCAAAACGCATTTGATGGTTCTGAGTTTCATTGCATTATTTTTAACCTTGGGGGGTGTGCATGTAGATCAAGGTTCTACTTTCTTTGGCTTTAAGTTTACTGGGCTCACTGAACAAGCAATAAAGCTTGGTTTGTTCATAATCATAACTTATATGGTTATTCACTTTATTTGGATGAGCTACGACGCACTGCAGGAATGGGAGATCCGTACAACCGGAACCAAAAAAGCTTTTGCCCCAGTCGTTAGGCACGACATCGAAGAAACGTTCCGTCCTTCAATGCCTTCCGACCCTCGGCAGTCGACTCTTTATTTTTGGTGGATGACACAAGCAGGACGCATTGGCGATCTATCTTCGACCTTGCAGGATTGCAGCCAAAAAATTGGCCAGATACCAGAAGAAATATTAGAAGTCCTGCGAGATCGGCATGATAGTAAGCTCGATCGCGTGCGCATTGAATTGCACGATATACGGAATCAACTCACCGGTCTTGAGGGGTCTGTAAAAATAGCGTTGAAAACTTACGAGTCTTCACAGGTCAACGACTCGCTGAAAATCTTTGACAGACGATTTCATATGTTTTTGATTAGCCAAAATATACGTTGGCTTGTTGTTGATTTTATAATCCCTGTGATACTCGCTGGCTTCGCTCTATTTCATCTAGCTAGAACCGGTGCGCTTTTGGAAATGTTTCTCTGAATGGCTTCTGCAAAAAGATATTGTGCGTCTGGCCTCAGTATAAAGAGTTGAAATTTGTGTTCGACCCTGCAGGGGGCCGGATCAGGCGGTGATGCGCTCGCCGATCACGGTGGTGGTGAACTGGACGGTGTATTCGGTGACCAGCTTAAATTCCCCGCCGCAAGTATCACAGGACATGTTCGTGTCGCCGTAATCTTCAGCCTCGATGTGGATCACGGTTGCGCAGTGAGGGCACTTGCATTCGTCTTGGGCGCGATAATCCCACTCGTCGTAATCCTGCTCTGCGACCTTGGCCAGCGCCTCGGCTTTCGCGACTGCGTCTTCGGCATCTTGACAGGGTTTGCAGGTGAAACCGTCAGGGTGGCCCCATGGTGTTTCCGTGAGCTTAGAACGGTGAGTGCCGCACAGACGGCAAACGTTGTGCTTGTCGCACACCGAGTAACTGTACTTCTCACCGGTTCCGTTGCACTTTGCGCAGCCAGACACCCAATACCAAGCTCCATCGATACGCTCGGCGTACAGGCCGTTTTCCGGGGGCCGCAGGCTGACTTCAGGCAGGTCAGTGGTGGTACGGTGAAATCGGTGATGATCCGCACCGTTCCACACGTTGAGGTTGCCGTTACGCTGGCGCTGGGTCCACTCACCGGGGATCTCCGGGATCAGGATCTTCGTGTTCTTGTCCATGGATTATCTCCAGTCAGGCGCCGCCCTCCGTGACCGGTGGTGGCGAGATATGTGTTTGTGGGCTATTGATTGAAGGCCCGGCATGACGCCGGATAATGGAGGCTGGTATGAGCTACAAAACGAGAGTCGTCTTCACGATCAAAGAAACCGACGCGGGACGTCCATATTTGATGATGGAATTTCACGATGACATTCCGGGCCTGCCAGTCGATCCTCCGGTTTTTGACTTGGTTGACGGAGCCACCATGGAGGAGGCTGAAGTAGTGGCCAAGTTCCTAAACGCTAAAATCGAGTTCTACCGTCCGTTTCCGATGGTTCCCAAGGACGAGTAGTTCAGGCTTCGACACCGGTGGCGGCAAACGCTTCAAGCTGCCGCGACCACTTTTCCTTAACCACGATTTCAGGTCGCGACATACTGGCGAAGCGTTCTGATTCGGCGGCGGGCGCGGCGGCCAGATTGATGATGATCGTCGACACCGTCTCCTGCCATTCCTCGAAGCCGTGGCGCTCGCCGAGGATCAGCAAGGCATCATCAAGCGCTTTCGAAACAATTAGCGATCGCTTCTCGGCGCCGATCCGATCGAGCAGCGCCTTCTCCTTGGCTCGCTTGTCCTTCTGCAATTGCGCGTTGCTCTTGGCCATGGCCTACCTCTTCAATTCCGCTGGCCGGCAAGTCCAGCCAGGTCTGTCGTTTGCGTTGTTGGGTGCGAAACTTGATTCTGCGCATCACGCCTTCGTCGGGTAATCGAGCGAGTATTCCTCGACGATCTTTCGCGCGAGCGTCGTGCTGATACCCATGTGCTTGCAGGCTTTGTTGCGCGCCATTCCGGCCGCCTTGCAGTTCATAAGCTCGCCGGCGATCTTGTCTCGCTCCTCTTGGGTGATCATTCGGCCTCGTTTGGCCTTCTGCGCTTCAATGTTCCTGTACCCGTAAGGCGTTTTGACTACCGTTGCGATGCTTGGACTGTCCTTTCCGATCCCGGTAGGGATTAGCTGCGCCTTACCTACAGATGCAAAGAAGGCAGCTTTTGCCGCCTCCAGCCCACTTTGCCGCTTTGCGGCTTCAGCGAATGCTTGTTCCATATCAGGCACCTTTCGAGCGACTGTTGATGTTGATTTCGTAGATCTCGGCGAGCTCTCGAAGAACAGCCCGCGAAATTCCGATGGCTGCGCAGATCTCAGCTTGAGATCGCGTGCCGGCCAAAGCCTTTATCTGAGTGACCATTGAGGCCCTTTTTTGGCGACGGGCTTCCATCGTCCTGGCGGTGGAGGTCGCGAACTCAATGCCGTGCTCGCTGGCAATACGGTTGAGTGAGCGAGTGGACCGGCGCAGCGCCTTGGGCGCGGCGAAGATCCCGGTATCTGCGAACCGGTGAAGGGCTTGGGCAATGGCCGGCTCTTCGGCCTTGTGGGCGTCCCATCTCATGCTGCCACCTTCACCAGCCTCACGCCGGCCATGCTGAATTTGTTGCCCTGATCGGCGACCAGCGCGTCGAGGTGTTCCCAGCTCACGGTCAGCACCGAGATAGGCGCTTGGCCGTAGGCAACTGCTTTGATCAGCTCTTCCAGATCGAACACTTCGGCCTGCAGGTTCGCTGGCGCCGCAGTTGCTGCTGCTGGCTTCGGGGCAGACTGAACAGGCGAGGCTGCTTTTACCGGTGCTGGAGTGGCGATCGGTGCAGGCTCAGCGGGGGCCTTGGCTTTCGCCTCGTCATCGATTCGCTTCAGCTCCTCCTGACGGATCTGCTCGCGCTGGGCTTCGGCTTTCTGCTCCTCGGTCTTCTGATGTTCAGAGATGCGCACCTTGATCAGCGCGACTAGGTCATCGTTGGCCTTGAGGACGAGTTGTTGAATATCGTTGAACAAGAATGCATGGTCGGGCGCGAGCTCGGCCAAGCTGGTCAAATTCACGCGAATCGCATCTGCTGACTGGCTCGCGGCGATTTTTGCTCGAGCCAGCTCGGTATCGACGGCGTCCTGCAGACTGGCAATGGTGCGTTTGTTCTTCATCGCGCCGGCGAAGTCGGAAGCAACCGCTGGCAGCGTTACCCGGCCCAGTGTTTTATTGATGGCCGCAACGTGATCCGCCAGCGCCTGCTCAGCCTTCTGCTTGATGTTGGTCTTCACCAGTAGCTCTTGAGCCTTCACAAGCTTGTCGACCTTCAAGCGCGTCTCGCGAGCATGTGCGCTGATTCGATCAAGAGACGAGAACAGCTCGTCAATGCTTTGCGTTTGGGATAGCGCTTGTTTCTTTGCTACCGCAACCGCTTCCTCGACATCGCCGCACCACTTGACCGCCTTCTTGGCGTCGGCAAAGTCTTGGTCGGTCTGCAGCGTGGTTTTCACAGAGTCGATGACAGCGAGAGCCGAATCCTCAAACACCTTGAGGTTGCTCGCGGTGACCATGCCGGTCAGTTCGATGCGTAGCGCTGGCAGCTCGTCCGGGGCCTTGCCGACGATAATCGACGGAGCCTCTGCCATTTCGAAGTTGGCCAGGTCGGCCTCGAACTGTTTCCAGCCTTCGAGCAGCTGCGCGGCGCGGCCGGCGACAGGCCGGTATTCCATGTGCACGAAGTTTTCGGCGGTGCCGTCGGAGCAAACGAAAATCACGCGCTCGGCGCCGCTCACCAGCAATTGCTGCTCAAGCTGCCAGTAGTAGTGCGGTTCCAGTTCGCCGGCCTTCACCTGGGCGACCAACGATTCGTTCCAAAGCTTGTGCTCGAAAAGGGTCTCGACCAGCATCGTCGCGCCGTCCATGGAAGCGAGCAGATTGCCGTCTGTGACCACGACTGGATACAGCTCCTCGCCGATCATGACTTCAACCAGTGGCCGGGCAAGCGCTTCAGTTGCGTGGCCTTTGTCGAAGATGTACTGCTGCGCCTGAGTGACCTCCGGCGTAATGCCGGTTTTCTTCATGGTCAGCAGGTCGGTGCGGGTCTGGTACTTCGAAGCGCCCATCATTGCGGGCACCTCGGAGGCGGTGAAGTGCTGAGCGCGCAATGCGTGCCACTCGGCGGAGCCTTGAGCTACGTTGTGAATTTTCATGCTGCGTCTCCGTCGATGGCTTTGAGGTTCTGGATTTTTTCGATCTGGGCCGGGCTCAGCGTGTATTTGCTGCTGATGGTCGCGATCAGGTGTTCTGGGCTGGTTCGGTTGGCATCAACCAGTGGCTGCCATTTGGCGATGTTCTCTTTCAGGAGATCATCGGAGTAGGGCGGAAGAGCCTCGGGCTCAGGTTCTTGCTGCCGCTGCGGACTCACGTCGCGCGGCGCCTCTTCGAATGTTTTGCCTTCCATCTCGTCGGCCGTTGGCGCTGATCCGACCTCAGGGAAAGCCTTGCGCAGTGCCTGAGCCTCAGCGCACTTGGCGAGCTGGGCGAAGGCGCGGCGCTTCCACATCGAGTTCGGGGCGACAGTGTCCTTGCTGGCAGTGGCATAGTTCTCAAGCCAGCGCTCGCTGGCAGTGAACTCGGCGACAAGGCCGTTCGACATCTGGCGTTTCACCGTCACCC